GTTTCTGTTCCGCCAAGTTTCATGTTTTGAATATTATAGTAAGCATATTCATATTCAATAGTAAATGTTAGTTCGAGAGTTTTATCAGTCGAGCCGTAATTCAACACATCGTGAGTGAATGCAGCAATACGTGGATTTACTAATGTTACTCTATTGAATCTGCCACCGTGTACTTGATATATTTCAATAGTCTGTATTAGATTTCTGATATTTTGCACTGTAGGCAGATTGAATCCAAAATGATGATTATCAAGCGTGTTTTGTACAATATTCTGAATACTTTCTTTATCGCCATTTGTATTTGTAGGTGAGTTTTTACCTGTAGAAGAGTTACTATTGAATAAACTTTTTACACTTGATGGAAGATTAGCAATACTTGGGTTCAGAGATGGTGTAAGATTCTTGATTAGGGATTCTACACTGTATGGTTTATTACCTTGCTGGGTTTGTTTCGCATCGTTTTTACCTGGTTCTGTTCCATCAGCAAAATAATACCTATAATACATTTCCCAAAACTTGAGAGTTTTACCATCTACTACATCATGAAAAACAATCTTTACTGGATCAAATGTAACTTTAGATTGACTTAGTCTTTTTCTGTTATATTGATTGAGTGGAGTTGTCTCGATCTTCATAGACGGCATATCTATAGACTTTACCAATGGTGCAACCTGTGTCCATTCGGGATTATTGAAGAATTTCGAAATGTAGTCCTTTGATGTTCCTACATTATTTAGATTGAATGCAACATAAAACTCAAAAGGAAGTCTTGGCTGATTTCTATAAAGACTACGACCATCTTGATTGAAGTTATACGTGGCATGACGCGAGTTTTTCTCATAGTAAAAACCCGCGCCAGTCAATGATGTAAACAGACTAGAAAAGCTTGGCATCAAGCCACCTCCAAAAATCTACAGTTACGAGAATGTAGTACCACCAGTTGGGCTGGCGATATTTGGATATGGGTCTCCACCGACTGTTGTTCCGTTGTTTGTATTTGGACCAGAAACATTTGTTGCATTATCGAAACGAATGCTCAATGTAACTTCTTGTGAATCACCCGATGAGTAGTCGCCTTCGCCGTATGTGACATCCTTTAGCCAGCAACCATCAAGTACCCATGACTCTAATGCATCGTTATCTGTACCATCCAACGAATGTATTTCCATTGAAAACTTGTAGTTGATACCAGCTACCGCACTTGTTTGCTCGAAATGATTCATTTGCTTCTGAACTTGGGCGCCGACTGATGAGATTACAGAGTTGGTAATATCATCACGAAGCTTTATTTCAATAGGTTCGAATGTGTGTTTACCTTGGATCCATGCAACTGAGTTGTATGAATGAAGTTCTGCTTCACTCCAACTAATCTTTGGACGAGTAACTGTCATTACGTTCGCAGTCATTTCACGAAGACCATGATTTTCGCCAAAGTTCTGCCATACCACTCTGAAGCGATATTTCTGCTTTGGATGTAGAATGCCGAGTTTATTTCCATCTAATGGAATACCGAACTTTGCTGGATTTGCCATCTTTTTCTCCTGCTATAAAAGCTAATACTATTTATCAAATGTCTGATATTTTTTTATCAGCCCCTAATCCGGCGAACCTCTGTATAACGTATGCTTCACCAATATCCGGTGAACAACTATAAGGAAGTATACCAAATCCTCTATCTCCCCATCTCTGTCCTAATGAATTTGCTATAATCCATGAACCACCACATATAGAATCATCAAATCCTACCACAGTAGCAGCATGACCTATTTGCCTCGGATTATCTGTTTCATTTATTGGTTTGTAGAACTGAGTTTCGAGTGGGCCTTCTATTTCATAGAAATAGGGGCCTGCATTGAATCCAATAATCACCGGTATGTCATTAGCTATGTATTTATTTATATCTAAAACAGATATTGACTCATGCACGATTAGCTTATTCTGTACACCATCCTCTACGGCGGCCGACGGTGGTGGATTACTTGCCTCATGTATACGAAAAGGCCATAATGATTCTTTGCATGCACCATATATCTTTAGTGCTTCAAACGCACTCGATAATCTGCAACCACCCGAATGTTTTCCTTGGATTTTTCTAGTCATGTAATAAACATATAATCGGGAAAAATCTACAGATTTTCCCTCTTTGGTTGCCATAATCTCTATAGCGTGAAGACATGCACTTGCTGTACAACAATCCACATTCATTTGTGATTTCAGATTTGTTACATATTTTCGAAGATCGGCTTTCATTGAATATTTAGTCAAAAAAATACCGCCCCAAAGAGCGGTATTCAAAAGTTCCTAATATTAGGTTAGGCTCGAACCTGTATTCTTGATTCTGATAGGGATATAAATGTATTCAATTGCCTTGACTGGCTGAATAGCAATATCAATCCAAAGCTCGTTTCTATCAATACGAGCTGCTGTGTTGTTTGTCAAATCACAAACAACCAAGAAGTCATACAAAGCACGCAATGTGATAAGTTCGGATAAGAATCTGTTGAAGGCATCCTTTACTGCATTACGAGTTGTTGTATCATTAGGCTCAAACAAGAACGGTTGTGCCAACTGGTTCAATTGGTAGCGCAAGTAGTTTTCTAGACGAACTACGTTGATACGGTCGGTTGCACTTGAATATGGCTGACGTGTTTTTTGTCCAAAAACAACAATTCCACCATTTGGCATAACTCTAATTGGATTTACGCCATTTACATACAGAATATCTCTCTGACCTTCGTTTAGTTTTACTGGAACAAACTGGCCTGCTGCATTGACATAACCAACCGATGCAGCATTGTTTACCACGCCACGCTGCAATCCTGCAGGTGCAAACCATGGATAAGCAACCTGGTCATTATAAGCAATGGTGCGAAGTGCCATATGCGATGGTGGAACAACTACATCAGTTCCATCGACGTTTGTGCTCAGTCCACTTGGATACCATGCAGCAAAATACTTGCTTGCCGATACTAATCCATCTGATCCATTTCCTAATGCCAACGATGAATTTGTTGCCCAGTTTTGCAATGATGTACCAGTCGCATCCAATGTGAATGGTGTGTCACCAACTATAAAAGCTGTTTCCCTGCGATCATCATTCAACAAAAGCATTTCATCAATTGCTTCAACATATCCAGGAGCAGCAATCAAGTTGAAGAATAGATCTTCTGCACGAATATCTTGATTTGAAAGTATTACAGATTGCATTGCACGAACGATACAGATATTCTGTGCAGCAGCACCCATGTATGGATTACCTTCAGCATTATTTCCTGAAGAATCTATCCAACGGCCGGTCGATCCACTATTTGTATTATCGGCATTTGCTGTTACACCGTTATAAACATATGGAGATTGCCATACTTTTACGTTATTTGTCGAATAACGAGTATTCCACAAAATAAATCCTTTTGGATATAAATCCGAATCTGGTGCATCTGGATCTAGGTCTGGTGCTGTTCCACCGCCATTGTTTTGACCAGTATAAGAACCAGTATGATATAATGGGTTTGGGCGGGCATCTCTGAAGATAATACCATGTGGTGTTGTTTGATCAATATTGCTTACTAATGTCCATGCAGATCCACTCCAGTAATAAATCACAGGATATGCAGTTTTGTCAGTGTCAACCCACAGGTCATTTACAGCAAGAGATGGTGCCGGAATATTATCACGAGGATCGCTTGACTGAGTATATAGTGTTGGATTACCGGAGATTCCCGAAAGAGTAAATCCAGGAAGTGTGCAATTCTGCCAGTGGCCGGCGCCGTCTGCTACAAGCACATCAACAGTTGATTGACCGCTACCGTTTAGTCCAATCTCAGCATTGAACCATAATTGACCATTTGTTGGGCCGGCTGTCGGAGTCGAACCTGCACCAATAATAGTTGCCAATGGAACCCATGATCCGGTGGAGCTTGTTGAATATCTAAACTGGAATGTATTCTCAGTAGATGATGAACCATTTATAACTGGCTCAATGTAAACTTGTCCTGTGGAACCAAGTGCATTGGTACCATAATAAGTATCAGCTGAGGCGTCACTTGCAAGAATAGGTGCCTCGACCTGAACAAATGTCGATGTTGTTGCACTCATTTTACGCAATACAAGATTTGCACCTTGTGCTGCCGATGTTGTCTTGATCCAAAACTGCTGTGTAACAGATGAACCTGTCGAAATATCAGGCCATACAGATTGAATAAGAACAGTCTGTCCTACAGTGCCAATCTGTGTCCAGGATCCCGATACCTTGATCCAATACGAAAGAATTCCCGAAGCTGTCTGAAACACTACAGCATATTCGCCATCTGATCCATCACCAGCAGTAGGAACATTTGCAATACCGGTTGAAAAGTTATAAACATACTTGATTGTTGCTGCATTCCAAGAAGCCGATGGACCATTTACTCCTGAGCGTACAAATAAACCATATGCTGAACCGTTTGGAAGAGCTGATTCGTCAAACCAAAATGTTCCTACTGCGGCAGTGCTTGTCGGTTGAACTGATGTTGCTTCGAGATGTTTTGTGTCGATATCTGCACGAACTACACGA